CCAGCGTGTAGGTCATAACGACCGGCACACCATCCTTGAAGTATACGCCCTGCGTGGAGGAACCCGCGTTCGTGTTCAGTTTGTTGGCTGAATTTGCCGCACCGCCCGCGCTGGACGAACCAGCGTAGTCATGCGTGTGACTGGCGTTCGCCTTCCCGTTCAGCTTTGCATCCATCTCGCTCTCGGTGTAGTACCGGTCGTCGTGGTTATGCCCGCTCACCGCCACTCCCGTAAGCTTTTCATTGATCTCTGCTTCCGTATAATACCGGTCGTCGTGGGTATGGGCAGTCGGCGTAAAAGCAGTCGGCTTACCGCTGATGCTGTCCCATGCCGGCGCTGCCACGTCAGAAAACTTGTCGTCCACTTCGCTTTTGGCGTAATACAGGTCATCATGAGAGTGTTCCGCATCCGCCTTGCCGCCAAGCTTCGCATCCATCTCGCTCTCGGTGTAGTACCGGTCGTCGTGGGTGTGGCTGGTGTCCGCTTTCCCCGCAATGGCGCTGTTCACCTGCTCTTTGGTGAAGTATCGCCCGTCATGGTCATGCCCATTGTCAGCCTTGGTCGAGAGCTTCTTATCGACCTCTGTTCCATTTTGAAGATCTGTGTCGTTCTCCAGCTGAGATGTTTTCGTCGGCACACTGAAATTCACTGCCTTGTTTCCGTCCACAGCCAGCTGAATGCCGTTCACCAGGATCTTCTCGATGATGTTCGGCTGTCCTCCGGCTCTTTCGAGGCTCCGCACCCGTGCCGTCAGGGCGGCAAAATCAGTCACGACCTTTGTGCCAAAAGCTTCCAGCTGGCTGAGCTTTGCAAATATCACTTCGCCTGCCATTCGTCACCCCTCCCCGAAGACACGAACCATCATGGCATCAAACTCGCTGTCGGTCGCAGCTCTCGTCGAGATGCTGCCGCCGCTGGTCACGTTCATGCCGTCTCCTATCTTGACCAGACCCAGCTTGTCCCGGGTAGCAGGGGTGTTGACCGGCTCTTCCTTCTTGATGAGCGCTACGATGACGTCGATGTTCGCCGTTGGCTTCCGCACGGCATAAAAGCGCACATAGCCGTCATAGGTCTCTATCATGCTGGCCAGCCCTGCCGGAGAAGCCGCCTCGAAGTTCTCGAGAGCGGTGGTCCCCAGCGGAGTCATGGTCGAAAGGCATCCCGGCACTTCCACATCGCAGTAATACTGGTTCGGCCCGATGGCAGACTCCATTTTGACCCAGTCGCGGACGGGCAGGGTCAGCTCGTAAGAAGTCGTCCCCACCCCAAAAATCGTCAGCACCAGCTCGATGTCCTTCGTCGGCACCCGGATGGCAAAAAGCCGGAGCGCGCCATTTCGCGTCTCGACCGCATTCGCCAGCCCTGCCGCCACCGCTGCCGCATAGCTTTCCAGCCCGGTCGAACAGAATGGCGAATGTCTCTCCGTCAGGTCGGGGACTGCGATGTCACAATAGTATTGGTATGGCCCCTTGGCAGGAGAAAGTTTCTTCCAGCTGTCCTTCAGGGCCGTCAGGTCATAGGTCTTGTAGTAGCCGCCACTATATTCCGATTTGGCTTCTGCAATGACGTCTTTCGCCTTGTCCGAATATCGCTTTGCCGAGTCCTCGCTGCTTTTGGCATTCGTCTCGCTCTTCTTTGCGGCTGCAGCGCTTGCGGCAGATTCGCTTGCGCTCTTTGCGGAAGCATCCGCACTTGCCTCGCTCCGGTTCGCACTGGCTTCCGACTGGCTGGCCGATGCTTTCGATTCTGCCGCGCTCTGCTTCGACTCTGCGGCGCTTTTCGCCGAGGCGTCTGCACTGTTCTTCGAATCTGAGGCCAGTTCTTTCATCCGCTCGATACCCAGCCGCACCATCTCGATAACGGCTTCCATTGAGCGCGCGATGTATTCGCGTACCTGTACGCCATAAACGGCCTTCCGCACACCGTGTACCGACGATGTCAGCAGGGCAACGACTTCGCTGTATGTCATATTTCACCACCTCGTTTTTATTTTGAATTTTCAGCTCGACGAATCGTCCTCGTTCACATGACCTATCAGTCCGAACAGCGCGTTCTTCACGTTGTTTATCGCACTCGTGATGGCGTCCACTCGCTTCGAGAGCTTCTTGCTCGTCAGTCCAAAGGTGAACTGCTTGTTGTCCGGGCTGTCCAGCGGGAGTTTCAGCTTGGTGCATATCATCCAGCGGTCCATCTCGTGGGGCTGTGAGAGGATGTGCGTCCGCAGCAAAAAGCCCAGCTTGCCCACGTTCTCACCCGTGTCCCTTCTGTCAAAGGCTTTGACGGTCAATGTCGGCTCGATGACCTGCTTGTAGTCGTCCAGCTGTTCCTGTGCCGCTTTTTTCAGCGAGTCTGCGGTCGATTTCTTGCCGTCCACGTAAATATGCCGGGAGCATAGCCCGTAAGCCGCAATGGACAGCGTGTTCTGTGCGGTAGCCGTGATGGTCTCGTAAGAGGTGCGCGAGAATATCCACCAGCCTTTTTTCACGGTCGAGATGCCGTGGGCCGTCACGCTGTTCACGAGTTCCGAGGTGCGCTTTTCTTCCAGCGTCAAATCGAGCATGTTCACACCGTACTCGATGGTCTGGTCGGTCGTGGGCATGTCCTCATCGGTCATGTAGTCGTAGTAAAAAAAGTAGTCCTCCGTGCCCGGGTCGTTGGCGAGCCGCAGCCGGAGGTATCCGTCTTTTCCTTTCTCGTGTTCCAGCAGGTATGTCGTCAGGATGGTCCAGAAACTCCCAAACTGGTCGCCCGAGTCCGTGGTGTCGATGCTCTGGCTCTTCACGGTCACGTTCCCGCGCTCCATGCAGTTCACAGGGCTGTTCCCTTTGTCTGCTTGGTTCGGCTTCAGCACAATGGCAAGGATGCTATGGTTCGCACCGTCCGTCGTCTGGTACGTTCCGCCCGTGAGCCTTGTCTGCATCTGGCTCAGCTCGTTCAGGATGCCGTCAGCCGTGATGGTCTTGCTCAAATCGAACTCCCGGTTCGTCTCGGTCACACGCCCAAAGAAGATGCACTCCCCGTCCTCTTCCACCATCATCCACGTCTCTCCGACTTTGATCTCGTCGTAGTACGGATTCTTTACAGTGCCAAAGCGCGTTTCTGCCTTGTAGGGTACTTCACAGGTAAAAGTGCCGGGCTCTTTGTTTTCCAGATCCACCACCGGGTCTGTGAGGATGCCTTCCGTCTCTTCTCCCTCGACCGCATCGCCGTAGGAGTCGTAGACGAGGGTCTTCTTTTTCCACCGGAACCGTGCCTGTGTGCTCGACTTAAACACCACATCCACCGTTCCAGCATATACTTTGTATCTCATAAAAACGCCTGCCTGCACTCTACGTTCACCGTGACGTCCTCGTCTGCCTTTATCACAACGGTCCGCCCGATGTTCTCAAGGTCAGAGGCTATCACGCCGATATTCGTTCTCTCGCCCGGCGTCAGCACAGCGCCGTCGCCTGCATAAAAGCTCATAGTTCCGCCAAAGCAGGCCCTCTTTCCGGTCCCGGAGCTGAGTTCGCCGCCTCGTGCTATCGAGATGTAGCTGCTGTTGTTTTTCAGTGTCTCGCTGTCGGCGATGCTCGCCCCAAAGAATTCCAGTCCGCTTGTCTTGCTCGCTACCACAAGCTCGTAGTCCGTATTCGGCTCAAGCTCTGCGCTCAGTGTCCCGCCCAGCGTGATGGTCTTGCCGTAGTAGTCCTCGATGCCGTTCGTCCACACCAGCGAGGCCAGCAGCACCGAGCTTCCTTTTTTTCGTACCGAGAGGCTCACCTGCTTCTCGCCCTTGTCCCACCAGAGGCCCGCAAAAGTGTTGCGGGGGTTCTTGAAATAGACTGGCATTTCCACTGTCCGCAGCGAGAGCTTGTACGAAAGCACCTTAAAGGGGTATACCAGCTCCGTCTGACTCAGCCCGTCGGTGCAGTCCACCTTTGTGCCGTACTTTTCGCTCACAAGGGTGAAATTCGTTCCATTTTGATTTTCGAGGCTCGCTGTTGCCTTTCCGCTCGAGGTCACGTAAACGCCCGTGGGCTTGTCTGAGTCCACCAGCGGGAAGGTCTCTTCTTTTCCTGCGGCGATGGCCACGCCCTTCATCTGCCTTGTCGCAAGGTCTGTCTCAAAACAGAAGGAGTCCCACAGCCAGTCACCGTTCGGCTCCACCACAAGGTATTTGTAGGGGTAAAACTGGTATCGCAGGGTTATTTTCGCATGGTCGTACTGGTAGGTGGGCTTTCCGCTCACCCACACTCTACCCACGTAGTAAAACTGCGGGTCATCGTCCAGTATTATCTTTGTCCGGAACGGTTGCTTCATCTTGGCTATCAGTTTCTGCTGTATCTCGAGGTAGGCCGTATTGCCCACCGGGCCGTAGAAGTTCTTTTCTTCCTGATACCGCTCCGTGTCCAGCCAGAACTGCCAGCTTCCTTCCCGCGAGCCGAACACCGGGTATCCGGTCAGCCCGTGTGAAAGGTCTGCTTCGCCGTTCATTCCCTCAATGTCGAGGGTCTTCGTTTTCTCTATCGGCGGCTGTACGATCGGCCGACAAATAGGGATCAGATAGAGGTCCCGCCAAGTATGTAATCCGTCAATGGTCACTCCGTGCAGTATCGTCTCCATCTGGTCCCCTTTTCTCGGTCGCTCATGGCGGAGCCAGACTGTAGGCTATCGTCGCCTTTATCTGTCCGCTCTCGTCCGTTGTGTAGCCGCCCACCCAGCAGCGCCCCTTGTATGTTTTTATGCTCCCTTTTCCGTCCGGTACGTCCACCAGCACCCGCTTTCCCTGCAAAAAATGCAGCAGCGTGTGGTAGGTGCTCGTCCATGTCCGCTCCGTCACGGCATAGCCGCGGTCTTCCCGGTTGATGGGCGGGTCGATATAGCAGTCCCAGCAGGAGTGGGCTTTCTCGTCAAGCACATAGTAAAACTCCCAGCTTCCCTCGGCGTTCTTGAACACACGGTCTTTCAGCGGGGAGTATTCGATGGCACCGTGCCATGGCGCCGCTATCAGCGTCCGGACGGCCTCTTCGTTCGGCTCCACAAAAAGCGGCCCAGTCGGCACAAGGTCAAGGTCGGCTGTGCGCAGAGTCTTTACCGGGGCTTCTGCGGGGATGCGGAACACGAGGCCCGTGTACCCGGCAGCACTTCCCGGCACCACCGTCTCGTAGATGCTCATGGCTCAGTGTCCTTTCTCGATGATGTCACCCACAACGTCGTCGATGTCGCTGCGTATCTCGCCCACGAACTTCCGGCCGTTCATCACGACTTTCATGCCCTTCACGGACTCTGCCACCCGGTCGATGCGCTCGCCAAGGGTCTTCACGGCCTCCACCACATCCCGGTTCGACTGGGTCAGTGCGGGGGCAGTTTCGTATCCATTTTGATTTCTCGAGGGGGTCTCGGCCCTGCGTGCCATCCGTCCGGTCACAGTCGCCGCCATGCTGATGGTTCCTTTCCGGTCTGCAAAGGCGCTGTTCAGCCACGCGCTGCTCCTCGACGCATCCGAAAGGTCTACCACCGGGGTGATGCTGGGATGGTTGTCAGTCGAGAGATGATCTGCAATGGCGTTTGTCGTCGCCAGCGCACTGCGGATGACAGCTCCGCCCACTTCGTCCATGCCCTTTTCTGCTTCGCCTTCGGTAGAGACGATACCTCTGGTCAGGCCTTCGACGACGTATTCACCGATACCGGCCATGACCTTCGAGGGCGAGTGGATGCCGAGGATATGCTTGAATCCGCTGATGATGGCATAAGCAGGGCTCAGAGCCACTTTCAGGCCAAATTTGGCAGCGGATTTCACGCCGGTGGCAAGGCCGCTCATGAGGTTTCCGCCAATGCTCTTCATGCCGTCCCAGAGTCCCGAAGCCTTCTCCTTGATCCAGCTCCATGCGTTTCCGACGGCTTCTTTCACCTTGTCCCAGTTCTTCACCACAGCAGTACCCACGGCGACCGTTCCTGCGATGACAGCAGCAGCCAGCAGTCCGTGAGGCCCAAGTCCCGAGGCCACCTTGGCAACGCCCATGCCCACCTTGGCCAGGACTCCCGAGGTAGCAGCTCCCGCAGTGGTGGCGGCTGCCTCGGCAACTCCCGCCGCCTTGGCAACAGTGGTCACACCGGAGGCCACATTGGCGGTGGCAGTCCCTACGCTGTTCAGCACCGGGATGAGCTTTGTCGCTCCGCTGGCTCCTGCGGCCGCTGTCGATGCTCCGCCCAGAAAGCTCTTCGCGGCGGATGCACCGCCCTTGAGCCACTGCCATAAGTTCGAGAGGAAGCCGCCTGAGCTTCCGCTTCCGCCGAGGTCGATGCTTCCAAAAAGCTTCGTCAGCAGCTGTGCGAACAGCCCGTTCCCGCTGAAGGCATTCTTCAGCGCGGTGCTGATGGCTTCGGTCAGGGTCTGGCCAAAGTCCGTGCCAACTACGTCGAGTACCGCAGTCAGCCCACTTGCAACTGCACTGGCCCAGTCTCCGCTCATGGCGGCAACGACGGTGTTGGTAGCAGCGGCCACGGTCTCGCTGGCTCCGTCCTTCATGTAGAGGCCGAACAGGTCAGAGAATCCCTGTACCAGCTTCGGGTTCATCTTCTTGGCCACCGCCATGAATCCATTTTGAATGGGCTTCCAGTTCTGGGCGATGGCGTCGCCGAACTGCATCATAGCCTTCTTCGTGGCGTCGCTCACGTTGAAAGCGTCTGCCAGATTCCCCACATAGTCCGCAAAGGTCGAGCGGGTCTCCATCATGTCCTCGTAAGCGGCCATGACAGTCTCATCGTAGCGGTTGCCTCCGGCCTGTTCGAGGGCAGTCTGGTACTTCTGCTGCATGGCCGTGACCTTGCTCATCTGCCATCTCATGCTGGTCAGTGCGCTGTTCACGCCCATCAGGGCCGTCATGGTACCCTGCGTTGCCGCTCTCCGTGCCTCGATGCTGTCCTCGCCGTACTGCTCCACCGCGCTGGCATAGGCGTCTGCCCGCCCCGAGAGGTCGCCGTCGTTGTAGAGCTTGTCCAGCAGGTTCATCCGCTTCTGCGCCATGGAGATGCGGCTGTCGTAGAAGCTCGAAAGGTCGTCAAACGCCGCAAGCTGCGCCTTGTCCAGCTCGTTTTCCAGCTCCAGCTGTTCCTGCCGCGCTTCCAGATAGTCCCGGTAAGCCTGCTGGGTCACAAGGCTTGCTTCGCCGAGGGCATCCTTCGTTTCCACCCACGCCTTTTCCGCGAGGGCGGTCTTCTCGCTCTGGATGGCCAGACGCTTGTTGATGGTCTCGATGTTCTTGTTGCTCTTCTCCATCACGGAAGCGGTTTTCTCGTAGGTGTCCGTCCAGAGCTGATACTCGGTCTGAGCCAGCTTGTCATCGCTTTTATACCGCTCGATGGCCGCCTTGTAGGTGTTCTCAAACCTCGCCTGCTGCAAGTCGAGGAGGTTCTTCTTCTCGTCCAGCAGAGTGTTGTAGGCTTCCTTCGTCTTGTCGTCGCTGGCTCCCACCCGGGAGACCAGTTCGTCGTACTGCCTCTGCGCGATGTCCACACGGGCTGTCTGCAGCTCGATGCTCTTCGCCAGCGTCTCACCCTTTTTCTCGATAAGGGCTTCAATGGAAGCAGTGTCGCCTTCTCCTGCTTCCCAGAGGCTGTATTCCTTGTCGGCGGCATTCTGGAGGTACTTGTTGGACTTCAGTTCCTTCGTGTACTTCTCGGCGATGGTCTCGGCCAGAGTCTTACCCTTGCTCGAGGATTTCTTGCCGGAAGATGCAGTGGAAGCGCCTGTACTGTCGTCGGGGAGATAGCCGCTGTACTGCTCGAGGATGAGGTCGGCATACTCGCTCGGGTCAAGGCCCTCCAGACCAAGAGCACTTCCAATCTGCTTTGAGACCCAGTCCTTTGCCTCGCCAGTCAGGCCCTTCAGGGCGTCTTTCGCTTTGATCTCGCCGCTCTGGTACTTTTGCAGCGCTTCCGTCGCCTTGTCCCACATGGAGCTGGGCTTCCAGTCCGCGCCGAGATAGGGCGTATTCCTGGCGTCTTCTTTGGCGTTGGCCTTCTCGTAGTCCTGTACCGCCTGCTGGTAGCGGTTCGCCCCGAGTCCGGCTTTTCCGCTGGGGAGCGTTCCGTCCGGCATGAGATGGTCGGCCTTCATGATGCTGTAAAGCTCCAGCATCTTGTCCGAGGCTGTCTTCTTGGCTTCGTCCAGTGCCGCGCCCACAGCGTCCCGCACCTGCGAAGCGGACTCATAGCTTGCATCATAGAGCTGGCTTCTCAGGTCGGGGTCTCCGATCCCGAGGCGCAGTCCCTCCACGACGTTCCGTCCGTCCTCTTCCGCTAGCTGACTCGGCGAGTGGATGCCCCAGAAAGTCGTAAAGACGCTTCGGATGCTCTTTGCCACCGTCTGCATCGCTGCCAGCGCCCCACTCAGAGCGCCCGGGTCTTTGATGCCGATGGCGAGGCCTCCCGTGATGTACCGGCCTATCTCTTCGAAAACCTTCGAGGGGCTGTTGATGTCATACCCATTCTTGGCGGCAGCTATGGTGTCGTCCACCATGCCCTGCACAGCAGCCGTTGCGCGGGCTTTGTTTTCCTCGACGCCTTTCGCCCCTCCGTTTGCGACATTTCCACCGATCTCCTTACCCTCTTTTTCGGCGTCGTCTTTTGCACCGGAGAACGTAAAGACATCTGCGACATTGATGCGCTGGGGTTTGAAATCGGGGTTGAACTTGAGAGCGATGTTTCTCTGTTGGAATGAGCCATCGCTGAACGGCGAAAAGATGTCCTTGATGCCGTCCCAGATGTTCTTTCCCAGCTCTTCCAGCGCGCCCTTGATACCCTCGCCTTCGCCGCCCTCGCCGCTCCATGCCCAGCCGATGAGGTCGATGGCCGTCTGGATGAGCACCTTGCACAGGGTGGTAAAGGCCTCGCCGATGGGTTCGGCGCTCTGGTTGATGGCACCGCAGATGAGTGTCACCACAGCCACCAGAGCAGCCTCGATGTCCGGCGCGGCGTTGATGATGGCCGTACACAGCGGGTCGGCAAACAGCGCCAGTGCGCCGAATATCGCTCCCGCACCGGCGAGGTAGAGCATTCCCTTGCCAAACTTCGTAAACGCGCCCGCCAGGGTCGAGAGTCCGAGGGCCAGCTCCGGGATACAGGTCAGCAGCATGCCGCCTGCAAACATCGCCATCATGGTATCAGCAAATATCCATAGCGATTGGCTCACTGCTTCCGGCTTTACCATGCCGATGAGCTGGATGGCCGGTGCCAGCACCAACAGAGCCGCGCTCATGGCCAGCATTCCGGTACTGACACCCATGAAGTTGACCGAACCGGCAAAGTGACTCAGAGTGCCTCCTATGACACTTAAGGCCAGCAATATAATGCCCGCTTTTGCCATATCAGGAAGCGTGACTTTGCTCAGCATCAGGCACGCCCCGGCCACCGCCATGAGTGCATCGGCCATCAGGAAAATGCCTGCGCCCTCGCTCCATCCTGCTGAGCCGAATTCGCCCAGTACAAACATCGCACCGGTCAGCCCAGCCAGCACAGCAGCCGCTTTTCCAAGCTGAGGCCACGGGATGAGACAGAGTGCCGCGGCCGCCACAGCCACCGCGTTCATCGCCCCTGCCATGGCCAGCGCCGCCGCACCCGAGCTGAACTTCGTCTTGCTGGAAAGTACGCTCATGGCTGTCATGAGGATCATCAGGGTCTTCATGGCCGTAGTGGCGTACTCGAGCTTTGTGGTGTTCAGAGTGCCGTCGTCCATGTTCTCGGTGATGAGCCCCGCCAGCGCACATACGCCCTGCACCAGCACCCAGAGGCCTCCGCCCATGGCCGCGATGGCTAGTCCATTTTGAAATACCAGCATCGTGTCAGATGCCGCCTGAAACAGCACGAGCGCTGCACCCATTGCAGTGAGGATGGAGGCCATTGCCGCAAGTGCCGCAGTCGCCTTGAAGAGGCTTGCGTACGGTATCTTGCTCAGCGGCTCCACAGCGCCTGCCACAATGCGCATGGCCACGCCCATTTCAATGATCGCCGCGCCGATGCCCAGCAGTGTCTTACCGCCTACCACGAGGTCACGGGCTTTCACGGTGGCAATGAGCATTCCCATGTTCCGTGTCAGCACGTACATACCGCCCACTGCCGCCGCAAAGGCCGCGAGGTTCTGGATAAAGTTCTCGCCCTTGATGGTGTCCGCGATAGCCACAAATCCCGAGCACAGAGCCTTCGTCGCCGCGGCCAAGCCCAGCAGAGCCGCCGCAGAACCCCACAGAGTCGAGGCTTTTAGCAGCTGAGACCCGAGTCCACTCACCGCAGAGTCAAAGGCCTTCACTTCCGGTTTCAGCAGCTTTGCCGCCGTCACCAGTTCTGCGATGAGCACCACCGTAGCGCTCAGCACCCAGACGAACCGCTCCGGGTCGATGCGACTCATGACGAACATGGCGCCGGCCAGCATCAGCAGGGCCGAGCCGATGCCCGTGAGGATCCTGGTGCTCTCCTGCTTCTGCCATGTTTTCAGAGCCCCCGTCAGCGCGTTGAAGCTTCCCGAAATGCTGTCCAGCATCTTCGACAGGGGAGTTGCCAGCATCTTCCGCAGGCTGTTCATGGCCTTGGCAAACTGTGCGATGGCGTAGGAGAGCAGTCCCACGTCCAGAAGGCTCAGGAACCGGTAAATATCTGTCCCGCTGATGGAGTCAAATCCGTCTTTCAGTGCCTTGAAAAAGGCCTTCGCCGGCTCGTAGACCCTGGACGCCGCGCTCTCCACGTTCCCCGCAGCGCCCTTGAACTCCTCGGCAAAGGCGCTCACTGCAGTCCCCACGATGGCAGGCAGGCTCGTCAGCACGTCCTTATACCCGTTCAGGTTCTTGCTCTGCCCGGTGATAAGGTCGGCCACAGTGCCGATTGCTTTGTTCGCACTTTTCTTCAGGTCGCTCAGCGCTCCACCCACGACACCGGCCACGGTCAGTGTACCGACACCCAGTCCTTCCAGAATGCCCAGCAGGGTGTAGACCCCCTCGCGCACTCCGTTCGGCAGGCTGTCGGCCCATTTTGAAATTTCCTTCCTCGCTTCGCTCAGTTTCTCGCCGATGCTCTTTTTCAGCACGTCGCCCAGTGTGGTCAGCGGGTCCAGCAGCTTCTTGGCGCTCTTCGCGATGGCTTCCAGCTTCTCGCTGAGCGTCCCACTTCCCAGCAGGGTGCTCTGCATCTCGGACACAAAGCTCCCCATGTTTCCTGCCACTTTCAGCAGCACTGCTCCCACCGGCCGCAGGATGTCCACCAGTACGCCAAAAGCCCTTGCTCCGGTCTTTGCCAGCGTCGTCATGGCGGTCAGAGGCACCTTCACCACTGCAAAGATGCCCTTGAAGGTCTGCTTCAGGTTCGCCGCACTCTCATCCGTGATGATGAGCTTTTTGGTCATCACATCCAGCCCTTCGGCGATGGAGTGTATCTGCTCTCCGCTGGTGGGCGGGAATATCTCGGTGAAGGCTTCGTGGATAGAGCCTGTGACCTTCCCGATGGCGTCCATGATGTTCCACAGGCTGTTGAAGAGATGCTCCCGGCCCGACACCTCCGTCAGCCCTTCCGCATACTGTTCAAGGTCGAGACTGCCGTCCGCCACCGCATCGTTGAGCTTCAGAAAGGCTTCGTAGTCCTTCTGGAGGTAAGGGTATCTCGGGTCGCCTTCATCCATCGTTTCCAGCAACTCTGCATAGGTCTTGATGGTGTCACTGAGACTGGTCGTCAGGAGTTCGGCGTTCACTTTGCCTTTCTGCAAAGCTTTCGCAAAGCTTCCCTCTTTCTCAATGGCCTCTTCGGTCACAGCGCCTTTTGCCAGCGCCAGCTTTTCCAGCACCGTCGTATAGGCGTCTGCCTGGTCTCCAAAAGCGTCCCGCATCTGCTGCCAGCCGCTGTCGAGGCCTTCTTTCATCCTGTCATTCAGGGCGTCAATGGAAGGCACAAAGATGTTGTATAGCCGGTTCGCCAGCTCCGTCCATGTGTCGGTGGCCTCTTCCTTGTTACCAAAGATAGTCTCGAACACGGACATCCATTTTGAACTGACAGCGTCTTTCGTCGAGTCGATGGCCTGCCCGAAGCTGGTTGCCTGCTGGGCGGCGAGAGCGGCGCGTTCTGCCAGCTCCCCGTACTGTCCTTTCAGCTGTTCCAGCGCCTCCGAGCTGGTCATGCCCGGGTTCTTCTGGGTCAGCTCATAGGCCGCCTCCATCATGGAGGCGTACTTTGCGAAGGTCTTTTCCATGACCTTTGTGTTGGCCCACTTCTTCTGCAAGCTCGACTCAAAACTGGCGATGGTCACTTCGCCTTCTTTGATGACGCCCAGCTCCACCGCAGTGTCGATAAGCTCCTGTTTCAGGGCTTTCGTCGCCGTACCCATCAGGTTCAGGCTCTTCCAGTCCTGTAACTGCAAATGCCCGGCGCTGTAGCTCTGGGTCAGGTTTCGGATGGTGCTCTGGAACGCAAAGCCCATCTTGCCCGCATCCGCCGTGGCGTTTGCGATGCCCATGATCATGGGTATCATCTTGTCGATCTTGCCGCCCGCCGCCGTCATCTGCGAAAGCGCGCTGGTCATCTCGTTGAAACTGTAGCTCGTCTCGTCCGAGTACCACATTAGCTTGTTCAGGTAGCCGTTCACCTGGTCGATGCTCTTGCCGGTGGCGTTCATGATGGTCTGGACGTTGGAAGTTTTCTCGTTATACTTATCCCATCCACTGGTGATCTGGTCCACCGACAGGTTTTTTACCATCTGCTCGCCGGTGCTTATCACCTTGTCCGTGATGCGCTGCAAGGCTGTAAAGGCGATGACGTCCAGTGCGCTGAACTTGGCCTGAACCGTGTCCAGTCCCTTCTCCATGCCGGAAAAGTCCACGTTCTCGCTGGCAGCCTGCACCTGTTCGAGACCCTTTGCCGCGCCTTTGAAGCTGAGCTTCTCTTTCAGCTTGTCCAGCGTCCGCATGGTGTCCCGGCTGTTTTTCTCAAACTGCGCGTTGTCAAACCGCATTTCGACCACACGCTGGTCTATCTCCTGGCTCACTCCCGCCTTACCTCCTCCCATGCTCTCTTGGCTATCTCGTCAAAAATAGGGCGCATGGCGGGGTTGATGTAGTCAACTCCTTCCACGTACCCTCCGTTTCTCGTGCCGTGTCCGTATTGCAGGATAACGGCGATGGGCGTTCCGTCCACGATGTTCGAGTTCGACCAGATGATGGCGATGCTGTCTTTGCCCTTTTCCACCCGGTAGCTCCAGCTGGCAGCCGTCTTTCCGGTCTTCCTGGGCGTTGCCGCCGCCAGCGCTTCCACGCCTTTCTGACCGTATCCCGCCAGCACAGCGTCCAGTCTCCCGGCGCTGACACCTTTCAGGAAGCGCTCCGTCTTCTTGAAGCTGCCTTTCTGCCGGAACAGAATAACTTTGGACACGAACCCACCTTCTCTCTGTAGCAGCGCCAGCTCATTTGCGCCCTATTGAACTCTGTTCGTCCAGCTCAGACAAAGAGCAGCTATCCTCTCGTCCCAAGCTCTTTCTTTCTCTTGGCGTTCAGCGCCTTTCTCCGGGCCGCCTGTTCGCTCTTCGATACCTTCTTGGGTGGCTTATGCTTTTCGTTGCAGACACGGATGAGGGTCAGCAGCCGGTTCAGGTGCCACTTTTCGCACTCGAACGGGATGCCCAGCTCCACCATGTCATAATACAGGACCTCGCTCGTCACGGCACTTGCGGTGCTTTTTCCTGAGCGGGGTCCGGCTTTGTTTGTATTCTCGTCTTCCCGGAACCATGTTGCGGTCATCGGGTCGTTCATATATGTATAAATAGCCGTGCAGTTCTCTTGCGTCAGATGGCGGTATGCTTCGTCTGAGACCCCTTTGTTCAGGGTCATGCAGCGCACATAGTCCTGCATCTGCTCCGGGGTCAGCCCGTTTTTTGCGTCGAGAAACGGCACGTGCCACTTGCTTTCCCATTTAGACAGAGAGAGCAGCGAGTGCTCCAGCGCCAGCGTTGTGGCCTTCCGGCAGATGAATTCCTCCCGGTCAGCATCCCAGTATTCTTCACCGGGTATCTGGATGGTCAGCATCTCGTCACTCTCCCTGTCATAGCCTCTCCGTCTGCTGCGCAGCCGCCTCTCCCAAAAGGAGAGGCTCTGGCGTGACGGTCAAGCTTGTTTTTTAGTTGATATGGGTTCTTCGTTTTGCAATCGGCAGTGCTCCACTTTCAAGATAAAGTTTCATAGAAACCTGCCCTCTGTAGCAGCGCACTGCCGTTTACGCCCTATTGGGCTTCTCTCATCCAGCTTAGAGTGGCCCGATATGCCAAAGGTGCTTCGCACCCGGGTTGCGGTTCCCAGCGTCTGCTCACATTCGTTCGCATCCTGCTGACCGCTGCCCCAACAATTTCTCCTTGCTTCCGCCGCTGGCGGCAGTCGAAATCGTTGCCCCTATTAGGGGAGCTGTCGAGCGAAGCGAGACTGAGAGGTTTTACTGCGGGTCCGCCACGGCCAGCGCCCGGGCGTTGTTTGCGGCCTTCGCCTTGGCCTCGTTCTCGGCCACCATCTTGCGGACGTCTGCGCCCATCGCACCGTTCATGAACTCTGCGGCCTTGTCCGGGTCGCTTGCCAGTTCCACGTAGAGGTCGGAGTAAGCCTGAGTCGCCACAAAGTCTGCGGTGATCTCAGGGCTCTTCTCGAACTTGCGGCCGTCGAGGCTCTTCTTGCCGTAAGCCAGCAGCAGGATCTTCTTGAACACCTCGATGGCCTCACCCACCTTGGTGCTGTGCATCAGCTGCTCCATGTACTTGTCGTAGCCGCCGTCCTTGCTCAGGCCAAGGTCCATCATCTCGGCTTTGGTCAGATTGAACCAGAACTCTTCGACGCGCGGATTGCCGTCAAAGTCGGTGTACGGAATTACTTTCTTGATCATTCCAATCGTCCTTTCCTATCAGGCTCCCATGTTAGAGGAAGCTGTCTCGGTAACGCCGCCCAGCAGCTTGATGACCTCGTCCGGAGTGGGCAGGGTGCTCTCGCTGTTCTCGGTGCCGTAGATCTTGTCCTCCAGCAGCTTGAGCTTTGCAGCCTCAATGAGGGTGGAGTTGATGGTCATGTGGGCAGTGGGCTTGTAGCCAGTCATCTGAGTCGGGGTGGTGTCGCACTCCCAGCTGAAGGTCTCGGCGTCCGGATTCTCGTTCACGGTCTCGTGGCTCTTGTCCGAGGGCGAAGCGGTGCTGTTCCATACCAGATGGATGATATAGCCCTTCTCGGGGTCGTCGTCTGCACCGATGCGGGTGCGGTAGCTCAGACCGAAGGGGCAGCGCTTCTGCTGGCCGATGTTCACGCCCTTTGCCACCTCGACAGAGCCATCACACTGCTCGAACTCAGGCGGATAGGTCAGTGCCTCGAGGGTGTACTTGAAGTTCTCTGCCGAGCGGATGGACGCGTACTTGATGTTGTCGGCGTAGACGTCGTTGGGGTCTGCGCCGTCGGGACTCTCGTTCACAGCGGTCAGGCCGTTCCAGGGTGCGCCGGTGGTATACTTGCCCTTCACCATCGGGAAAACGACGCCGTGGTCAACGCCCAGATGATACAGGCGCTCGCCGGTCTTATCCCATTCCAGTTTGCTCATAGGTCTTGCTCCTCCTTTTTGTTTTTCAGACGGTCATAGTGAACACGTCGTGGTATAAATTGTCCGCAATATAAGAGCGGTCGTGTCTGCACTGGTCGAGGCGTGACACGGCCGCTGTGAGGTCGCTGTCCGGGGTCTTGGTCATCACCGTCACCGTGTAGGAAGGGTGCTGGAGATAGACGTGGCCGTCAGCGTGTACATTGCGGATGCGGTTCAAATCGTATCGGATGCAGGGGTACTGCATTTTCAGGTTGGCGGGCGGCTGATAGTACAGATGTATTTCTCCGACAGTTTCTTGCAGCACCCTCCGGAGAATGCCGTCCAGCCTCAGTCTCTGCTCACTCATGGTATATCCCTCCGAATGTCAGGATGAGGCGCGGGTACTGTACTTTCACGTCCGTCACCTTCCATTTCACGCCGCCAAATTCGGCGTATCGTATGGAGCCGAAATTCTCGTGGGCAAAAGGGTCTGCCACGATGCTCAGCCGGTTCTGGAACGTGACATTGTCGTTCACTCCATCCCCTGCCTGCAGCTGTCGGCCCCACTCCAGCACATCGCCGTAGTATTCGCGCTCCACCGTTTCCTCGGTGAAGACACTGGGCGCTGTCTCCACAGTCTGCCCTTCAAAGCCGATTTTTCCAAACCATTTTGCCATAATAACCTCTCCGTCATTTCGCTTCGCTCAATGCCACCTCTCCTGGCGAGGAGAGGCTTTGGCAGGGCGGTAAAGTTTATTCATCCTTGGGCAAGGCGTATCTTACCATTTTGAAAAACCTCCCCCCTCTTCGCCAGTGGCTTCCCTCGGTAGGGAAGCTGGCGCGAAGCGCCGGAGGGGTTTACTCCTTGCTTGCCGTCCAGCTCTTGGCGGTAGTGCCGTCATAGGTCTTCACGCCGGTGGCCTCTGCGTATGCGATGGGCGCAAAGTAGTTCTTGCCGTCGCACACGATAAGGCGGCCCAGCATGAAGGCGCGGCCAAGGTCGGCGGCGCTCACCTTCACCTTGTGCTCGGCGTCAGCATACAGCTTGCCGTCGGTGTGACCGTAAGCGACATATGCGCCCACGTGTACGTCCTCGGTACGATCATAAAAAGGTTTCAAGGTCATTTTTGATCTCCTTTCTTTTGCAGTGTCTGCCCTCTCTAGCAGCGTACTGCCGTTTACGCCCAGACGAAATTTCATTCGTCCAGCAGTCTCAAAACCGTCCTGCCAAAGTCTTCCCTTTCAAGGGGAGGTGTCGGCGCAGCCGACAGAGAGGTCCTAACGGGCGAGCGCTCTAAAGTTAAAGCGCCTTAGAGGTTTATTCTGTGCCTGCCCTCTGAGGAAAAGTGTCAGCTTAGCTGACGGAGAGGGCATCCGGCGCTCTTTACGCCGCCCACTCGATGGCCATAGCACTGTAGGGAGTCGTCAGTGCGCCGGAGCAGCGGGTCTCGATGAGGTACTTCATGGCGTTGTAGTCGATGTCGAAGTCGTCGAACATGGAGACAGCGCCGCCCTTGTCTGCACCAACGGTGTAGTCGCTGAGGTTCACGATAACGGCGGCCAGATCACCGCCCTTGGCACCCTTGCGGCCGTCCATCTCAGGCACCGTAACGATCTTGCTCACGCGCAGCTTGCGGGCCAGAGCAGCCTCGTCGGCGTAGAGCGGGCGGCCCATGCCGTCCTCCAGCAGGAGCATCTCGGTCAGAGTGTCCTCGGTGGTGAACATGGCCGGGGTGCCGCTGCCGCGGTACTCCTTGCGGCTGCGGATGGCCTGCTTGATGAAGGCCTTGTACTTGTCCTCCACCTTGCTCAGGCCGGTCGTAGCCACCTGTACCTTGATGGTAAACAGGTCGGCATCGTTGAAGATAGGACGGATGCAGTTCTCGTCGATCTTGTCCTCGCTTGCCGCCTGACGGCCATCGCCCAGGATATAGGCCAGCGCCAGCTCACGGTTCAGCTTGTAGCGCATCTCGTTGCGCAGCCAGGACACCACATCGAAGCTGGTGATGTCGATGACGTCGTCGCGGTCGAGCTTCTGCTTCTTGTACACGGTGGTCGGGCCGGTGGAGCGGCGCAGCAGGCCAAAGACCTCTTCGATTTTATAATTGCCCTTCACATAACCCTTGGCACGGGCATCTTCGGGGGTCAGGTCTGCGAACATGCTCTTGAAGCGGCTGAACGGGATGTGCTTCACGCCGCCCATCACCACGCTCACCCAGTCGTCGGGCTTGTCAATGATGCGGGGCGTGGTATCCAGCAGGTGGTCTTCCGGGAACAGCCAGTCGATATTGTCGATGCCGTGGCTCAGCGCATCGATCTCGCCCTGCTCCACGCCGGCGTTCTCGAAGGCCGCCTTCAGGGTGCCGCTGGTCTTTGCGCCCTTGATGATGCTGTTGATGTCGTCGATGCTGTGCTTCAGCACGGTCTGCTTGCCCGCATCCTTGTCGAAAACATTGTGCTTCATGTCGCTTTCATCCTCCTCGTCGTCTTCGCCGCCGTCACCGTCCTGCTCTTCCAGAGCGAGACCCACCAGTGCATGGCAGCATTCCTTCTGCTCGTCGGTCATGCTGTTGTAGACTTCTTCGAGCGTCTTACCGTTGGTTTCCTCGGCCATCTTGCCGTCCTCCTTGTTGTCGTCGGAGTGGGCCAGTACGGCCTCCTCCAGCGGGTTGCCCTCCGGGTCCATGCCATGTTCGAGGCTCAGACTGCCCGGGTCGTTAAAGATAAAGACTTCGTAGCCCTCATCGTCCAGATTGTCAGCGCTGTGCTTCACCACTTCCTGAATGAGCGCGCCGGGGTTGCAGCCTGCCAGTACGAGGCTCAGTTCCCGGATGACACCGTGTTTCACCACCTGTCCGGCCTTCTGCAGACCGTTGGCCCAGATGGAAAAAGCGTTCAGGTCGCCGTTCTCCACGCACTTCTTGGCCGTCTGGCCGGTGGGCGTGTCGTTGAACTTGGCGTAGGCGTAGACCCCGCCCTTGCGGTTTTCCAGCAGTGCGTGACCAATGACATTGTCAAGGCTCGAGTGGTCGTGGTTGTACACCATCGGCACAGTCTGGCCGCTGCAGCCCTTGAATGCGTCCTCCGCAATGGTCAGCCCGTCGTAACACTTGGTGTTCGCCTTCGTCGCCCAGCCGCTGCAGTCGTAGTCAAAATTCACCATTTTGATTTCTCCTTTCTTTTAAGATTCATTTACCATCTGCTCCACAGCCTCTCGCCCTCTTGCGGCGGGGGTCACTGCCAATCTGTGCCGCCTGTCCCGCGTTGGGAGAAAGATTCTTGTTCAGCAGCTGGTCTGCCTTGGGGTCTTTCGAGGGTTTCATTCCGATGACCTGACGGAACTCATTCGACGTCATGATCTCGTTACGGGTGAACTTGTCGGCCATCTCTGCCACCATCGAGACGGGTGCCAGCTTGAACGGGTCGCGGAAGTACATGATGCTCTGCTTAGCCTTGAGGTCTTCGCGGCTCAGGAACTTCCGTTTCAGCTCGTCCACCACAGCCGCCACAAGGGGCTCGATGACTCGGTTCTCGTAATTGGTCATGACAGTGTCGTCCGCTGTGCCATTCATGATCTCCGGCGTCAGCCCCAGCTGGCTGTAAGCCATGTTGGTCAGGTACTCGATGCTTTTCAGCAGGTTGTTCTCGAGGCTCCGGTTCAGCTGGGTGATATGCTCCGTGGCGTCGATGTAGCCGATGCCGTATCGGCTGCCCGCCAGCTGCTCTTCCAGTGTCTTCCGCCGCTCCTGCGCCTGTTCTTTCCGGGCAGGGCTTTTCACGGTGTAGGGCAGCTGGATGATGAGGTCGAGCTTTCCGCTTCCGGCCTGCTCGTCCACGGCGTCCATGATGCGCAGCTTGCTGATGAGCCGCTGGACGGTGCTGTTTGGCTCGTTCATGACAGAGTAGAAGGGGTTCTCCACGATAGCCGCCCGCTCTTTCGGCAGGATGACTTCTTCCTTCTGCCCGGTCCTGTCGTTGTAAAGCTCCACCCGCACATCGTCCGGGTACCACTCCTTCACCTTGCCCACCCGCATCGACCGGATCTCTGTCTCCCCCATCACCGGGTCCTCGTCGATGTCCACCGGAACGATGGCAATGACGCCTTCGTCCAGCAGGGAGAGATAGATGTCGTACCGCAGAGCCCTGCCCGTCTGGTCCTTGTTGGCCGAAAGGTTCAGGCATGAATTAAGGCCCGAGTCCAACACCGCATCGAAGCGGTCGTTTTCGTCGAGCCTTACGTGGTTTATGGTGATAGCTGTGGCGTCCTGCGCCATCCGGGCGTAAATTGCCGTCAGGATGGTGCGGTCGGTCGTCCGGTTCAGCCTTGGCCGGTCGGGCCGGTAGCTGTAGCCCCCTCCGTACACCCGGGGAGGGTCTCGGTTCAGAAATGCGTTCCAGGCGTGTTTCAGCCTGGAGCCAAAGGTATTAGGCATCTTTATCCTTTCTATCGCAGGTCGAGAAATTATTGCAGCATCCAAACAGCTATTTCTGGTCGTCTTTCTTCTGCTGGTCCTGCTTTCCGGCACTGCCGTTCACCACAGCATTCGCCAGTTCAGGGTTGCCCAGCACATCCGAAACAAATTTCTTCGCGCCGTAGCTCATAACGCCCGCCGTCGCCTTGGTCAGCATCTGCTTTCCGGCGTCCGACATGACCTGCTTCACAAAGCTCTTCCCGCCGTACACGTCGTTTCGCAGCTGCTTCACGTCCTTCTGGAGCTGCAAGCGCTCCTTTTCGGCCTTCAGCTCCTTGTTGGGGTCGTCGGCCCGGATGTTGGTCTGCCCCTGTAAGTCGCGGTACTGCTTTTCCATCTGGAGCCGGTTGATGCGCGCCCGCAGCTCCTCATCGGAGTAATCCTCGGCTTTCTTGCCCGAGCGCTTCGGCGCATACTCCACCTGTTCGGTGTCCTCGCCTGCATTCCCGTCTCCGCTGTAGTGCTTCTTCCCGGCCGCCGTCAGGGTGCCGTTCTTGTTCTGGTATCGCCGCACGCCCCACTTCATGCCCTTGATGCCCCAATGGTACAGCTCATCTTTGTATCCCTGCACTTTGTCATCACCTCACTTTCCCAGCAACCGCGCCACTCTCTGGGCGCCCTTCTGTACAGCGCGCTTCCGGCGTGCCGCCGACATTTTCTTGTTATACCGCTTCTTGGCGGCTTTCATGCGGGCTTTCTTTTCCTTGTCCGTCTCTGCCTCGGCCCGCTTTTTCTGTTGGGCGCGGGTCGGCTTCCTGTCGGGGTCCTCGCCTCTGCTGATCGCCCGGCTTCTCCGGTAGTTGTCGTATGCTTCCTTACTGTAGAAGTAGTAATATTCCGTGTTGCCGTTCCGGTCCGTGCCTACTTCGACCCGCTGGTAATACTTGTGGTTCTTCCGCGCACTGCCCTTCCCGAACAGCCCGTGCTGCATGAATTTCCAGTAATCCATTTTGATTTCTCACCTGCCTTCACTTCAAACTGATTGCATGGGCAATATGATCCCACCAGTCATCTATCATATATAACCTCACTCAAATGCATCCCGGTTCAGCTTCCACGCCACGTAGGCATCCATCAGCGCTGCCACGGCATCGATCTTCTTGTCGTGCCGCTGCTTGTAGAGCTTCCGGTTTCCGTTGGTGTCCTCCAGCGTGATGCAGTTGCCCATGGCAAACTCCATCAGTGCCTCATCGAACAGCAGCTTTCTCTGTTCGCTCAACTTCTTCAGTTCGCCCAGCGGTACGCTCTCCGTCCTTGCGCCCTGAATGACCTTCTCGATGCCAAAGGGGCCGTTCTCCTGCGCCCACCGCTCCACGAATTCCTTCGCGTTGTAGGGGTCGTAGCCAAAGGCCCGCACGTCGTACTCGCTCTGCAGGATGTAGGCGTCGAGGTCATCGTAAACCTGCATCATATCCAGCACAGTCCCGTCGAACACCTGCAAAGTGCCTTCGTTCATGAACTCTTCGTACTTCTGCCGCATCGCCAGCGGAAGCTGTGAGAGGGTGTAGCTGGTGATATAATCCCGCGTTTTCACCCCGAAATATCCGTTCTCCAGCGGGAACAGGAAGGTAAACGAGCAGAAATCGTCGCCCAGCGAAAGGTCAGCGCCCATGGCACAGGGCATCTGCCAGAAGTCCCGGTGTCGATGCCGCAGGGTCTCCTCATAAGTAAAGAAGTAGGTGTAGCCTTCCATCGGCAGGTTGAAGCGCTTGGCCAGAATATCATTCCGTGCGCCGGGTGAGTTTTCCGCGCGTTCCACATCCAGCTGGTAAGTCTCATAGCTCACAGTCTGCCCGAGGTTTGGGTTCGCCTTCAGCCACATTTCCGGCTTGCCTACTTCGTCGATAGAGTCCAGCTTGTAGTAGAAGATGGAGACATGCGGGTTGACATACTCGCCCTTCAGGATCTCCATCAACTCCATTTTGATGGTGTCGCCGCAGCCGTTTCGGACAGTACCCTCCGAGCTTGCCGCCACGATGAGATAATCTTCGTTCTTGGCTGCGCCCTGCTCGATGGCGCCGATGGTGTCTTCCCGGATGTCGCAGGAGAGCCATTCGTCCACAGTCGCCACACGGTCGCGCCGGCCCTGTAATTTCTCGATGGTCATGGGGCGTATCTCCAGCAGCGAGCCCGTCAGGAAATTCTCGATTCCCTTCTTGGTGGAGGCCATCTTCACCCGGTCGCTCTTCGCACCCGTGGTGTTCTGGATGCTGCCCATGGTCATAAACTTAAAAACAGGCCCTCTCGCCCGCGCCAGTGCTGTCCGGAACGGCGAGAGGACTTCTTCTGCCTGTTTCATGGTGGGGGCAGTCGTCACCTGCTGGGTCGTGCTCTTATCTACCGTCATAAAGTAGGCCTGTAAGCACTCCAGATACATGGTCTTTGCGGCCGCACGGGTGATGATGAGATACTGCTTGGTGATGAGTCGCTTCTTGATGCGCTTGCGCTCGTAATGTCCCCCATGTCCGCCGGGCTCCGGCACGTACACGCTCCGCTCCACAAAGTAGTACCAGCCGAAGATCTCCTCCGCCCAGAGCTTGAAGCTGTCCAGCAGTTTCAGATCACTGCCGTCGGTCAGCGTCAGCTCCCTCTCGCAGAACTTGATAAAGCCGTTGACGGCCTTGTCGTCGTAGTAAACGCCCGGGTTCGCGATGAGGTCGTCGATCCGGTTCATTTCCATTGAAATTTCCCGGCAGACAGGTATCTCGCCCCGCATCACGGCCTCCCGGAACCGGCCGTAGTAGATGGGCGTGGCCGTGTTCGAGAGTGCCATAATTTTATTCTCCTAAGTCCTATTCATTGCAGGTTCGTGCCGTACCGCAGCGAAAATGAGGTTTTCATCAAGGTCCATTATAATAAGGTAGCGCTGTCACAGTGTCTCGCTTTGTAATATGGCTTTTTCGGATTGTCGAAGCACTCCTTCGAGTTCGAGCATTTCCATGACCTGAAGTTAGCGCAGGTCCGGCAGAGACTGTAAGCGTCCGTCATGTTCCAGTTCACCGTTTCAGACGCCCATAGACGCATCGCTTCCTGTATATCATGCATATCGTTTTTTATCCCTGCCTCCCTCATAGGGTGTGCTCACACGTTCCGTTTCACCGCAGCAGGAGTCCTCGTCGATCTCCGTTATGACTCCGCTTTATCAAACTCGATGTTCAGCCGGAACTCCATTTCTGCAACGGTATTTTTCAGCGCCTCCATAGCTGTCGAGCTCTGCGGCGGGTCGAACACGAGCCTTACCTTTGCGCCCATGTAGGACGCGATGGCCTTCGCCCGCTCGTCTCCGGGCAGAAAGTCGTCCCACACGGCACTTGCGTCCACGATGCCAAAGCCCTTCTCCGGCCCGACTCCCAGCTGCTGCAGCACCAGAAATACCGCGTTGATGTGCATGATGATGTCCGCATCAAACGCCGTGTAGCTCTCCGCTATCCCCAGCAGCTTCTTCACGCTTGTCAGGATGCTGTCCATGCTGCACCTCCGTCAATGTGCGGTGTTTCCGTCCGCAATGCACTGGTTCTCCCACTTCTTGTACACGTCAAGGTAGGTTTCCTTCTTGTCGCCGTTGTGGGTGATCTCATAGTACATGCCGTCAGATACGGTGGTGCTCACAAGTGCCTTCCAGTTCTGCAAGGTCTTCGAGAACCATACGATGAACACATCCTCCATCGTCAACTTCTTGCCGTCGGTCGCGTCCACATGACTGTTGAAGTAGTCCACCACCAGCTGCTTTGCGCGGGTCATAAAATCTCTCTGTTCCATTTTTATTCCTCCTCGGCATCGCTGTAGCCACCCATAATGTAGCTCATCATGGCATAATACCAGTCCTTCTGAGCCCTCGCCAGAAGTTCCAGTTCGGCCAGATGGTGGGGCGCGCCGTCCTTCCCCATGGCTGCTTCTTTCTGTGCACTCTCCTCGACCAGCTTAGCCAGCCTCCCCGCATCAATCGCCACCTGACCAGGTTTCAGCAAAACGAGATCTCCCTCAGCACTCGGAGCAGCGTTTTGTGCGGTCACAGCATGATTCTCATCCCTCCGCGGGACAATCTTCATCCCATCAAGCGTAATATCCCCGGCCCGTGTTGCCCGCACCTGCTGCCCATCCACGTTCGTGGCCAAAGCATCGTCAAAGTCAAAGCCCCTGTTCCGCGGTACAGCCGTATAGCCCTGCTGGAGCCCGGCCTCCGCAATGCCCACGTTCGCCCAGAGCAGTGCCTCGTCCAGCTTGGTCAGCGCCAGGCTTCTCGCGCGGCTCGGTGCAAGGTGCTGGAGCATCGCCTCTGCCTCTTCCAGCTTCCGCCGCAGCCCCATGGCGTAGTCCTGCTCTCGCCGGTTAAATGCTTTTTTCTGGTACATACTCATTTCCTCCACTGGATATCAGGCTTTCTTCTTTACATACAACATATGGATTGATATACTTATCTCAAACGGTATTTCTTATACTTCGGAGGCAATATGTGCAGTCTTACACCTGTCCAAACTGCGGTGCTCCTGTAAAAATGGATGACCACGGTGCATTTCTCGAGTGTCCTTATTGCGGATCACAGTTCAAGCCCGATGATTCTTTATCTGATGAGCCAAGCAGTCGTCAAACGGATTCGGACGATGATAACGAAGAACTTCGCACCTATGCAGAAATAGTAAATCGCCATATTCCAGAATTTTCGGTCACCGAATTCATCGATAGAGCCAAGCATATTCTCGAAAGAACTCTTGATTTTCTCGGTGATCACGGAATGTACATCCAAGTCGGTGTCGTTTTGCTTTTTGTCGCCTTAGCCATTGTCAGTTTCTTCTTGTAACTTATTCATGTTTTTATCCATGGGCAGGTGTCACCCGGTCTTCTTTCTCCGTCCGGCAGCTTCGGGCCCTTTCCCGTTCCGTAATGGATCACCTTGTGCGTTGCCGCCGAAACGCAAATGGCGTTCTCCGGATCAAGCAGCTTTTCACACTTGTCAGGATGTTTTCCATCTTGATTTTTTCCTTATTTATACTGATACTTAACCCATGGATCATCAGGGAGTACCGACGATTCGTCCAACTTAAATCCGGATTTCTCGGCGATTTTTATAGATCCAGCATTATCTTTTCTGGCCCACCAGACAATTTGGTCGTATTCGTCTTTATGTGCGTCCAGCCATTTCATGCCTTTTTCGGCTACTTTTGAGCAATAGCCCTTGTTCCGATACTTACTTCCAGCTCTTGTTCCAATGGAGACCGCCACTCCTTTTTCATCACCAATGATGTCAAAAAAAGAAATAGGCACATCCCCTGATTTTTCAACAAAACGTTTTACGTATGCATACCCATCCTCGGCTCTTTTCTGATAAACATCCCCATCAAGGTTGAGGAGTTCTCTGTCTTTTCGAGACATTGTTTTTACAATTTCGTTTACAGCATCCATGTTTTTGTTTACATCCATGGCACGCTTCCGCGCTTTCCCCTCACTCGTCAATGTTCCATCCGGGTTCTGGAACCGGCGCACGCCCCACTTTTGGCCCTTGATGCCATGGTGATAAATATAATCGCTCATTTTATTTCCTCCATGGGCAGGTGTCGCCCGGCTTCCGTTCACCATCCGGCATATTTTTATTTTGACCGGTGCCATAATGGATCACCTTATGCGTCACCGCTGAAACACAAATGGCGTTCTCCGGGTCAAGCAGCTTCTCGCTGTGCTGGAGAACGTCTTCTTTTGTTATGGGGTTCATGTGGTGGATGGAGATCTTCGGCTTTACTGGCCGCCCATCCCGCAGCACCCAGTCAGTGATTGGGTGATCTTTACACCCCAAATCACATCCCATGTCCCGCGCAATGATTTTGTCTCGGAACTGCCGCCACTCTCTCGATTGGTAGAAGTCCTGGTTCAGCCATCGGTCAAACCCGAAGGTGTCCTTCCCCACCTCACCGTGCAGCTGTAAATATTCCAGCCGCTCTTCATAGGTCGGCAGGGTGCATAGTTCTGTGTAGCTTTTCATAAGCGCTTTCATCACTTTTATTATTTACGGTAACCGCCAAACCATCCTTCAACGGCTCGCCTGACTGATACATAAGGTAACGCCATAATTGCTCGAGTTCATCTCGTGTCATGTTCAACACCTCAAAAGACCCAGCCATCTGCCACAAATGCACCGAACAGCATAACACCTACTGTTCCGGAGATTGCACACATGAGAATCGTGTCGAATTTCCGGTTCACGCCGGTGTATTCAAGCGACAGGAAAACTTCCACCAGAAGAACCGGAATCATAGCAAACACCAGAATACGAAATACCTCAGCACTCATACTCGTCATCCTCTCCCAGGCCGTTGTATTTCTTCATAGCAGCAATGACTTTCTCGTACAGCTCCTCGGAGTGCTTTACATTTTGGAGCGTCTCAGTCTTTGCCCTCAGCAGCTTGTTTTCCTCTTCCAGCTTTGTTTTCTCCAACTCGTTCTTAGAGGTTGCCAGCTTCAGAAAATGGGTCGTCTCAGCGCTGGATGCCGTACCTTCCAGCAGTCGTTTCTCAACCAGCTTCATCGCCAGGTTGATCATATAGTTTTCTTGTGCTTCCGGGGTTCTTGCAGGCCGCGAAGTTGCAGCCGACATTTCACCCGGAGCAGACTTCTTAGGTTTCATTGTAATAACCTCGTTTCGCATTCCTATTTTGCTTTTGCAAGGGTTCATGGGAGTCGCAGTAGTACCGGTTAAGCCTGTCTCATTTGAAAGGAGAAGAAAAAGCAGATCATGCCCAATGGAGGTTGAACATCGTGAAAGCCCTGAACCCAAATATATAGGAGGATACTACTCCCATGAGCCCTTGCAAAAACCGCCGAAGCCCCAGTCTACACCCCAGAACCTCGGCAATTTCCCATATGACTGTAAATCTCAACACCTGCTGTGGATACAGGCATCGAGAGTTTACACAAATATAATCGGCAGCTTTCGCTGTCGGAGCCTTAAAGCCCAACTATCAATTTTCCCTCCGGGGAAATATCAAAGATCGGCGCGATTTGAGAGGGGGTGCCGATTTTGAGACCCCCTCCCTATGGTTTACGCAGTTTGGCCTAGCGTATCTTCGTCAGATACATTGATTTTGAGCTTTTTGTAAATGTTTATTGGATCAGCAGCAACAATCTTGTCGATTGCTTTCTCAATTTCATAGGCATTTTCGTTGTCCGTGAACTGAGAGGAGGTCTCGGCGATCCTCATAAGCAAACCAGAAGAGTTGTAGCCATGATCAACGTCATATTGGTACCACTTTTCAAACTCCTCATACGGACTGTACGGGTTGTCAAAGGTGGTAAGAAAGCATCGAACCATAATTCAAAGCCTCTTTCTTGATGGATTGTTACTTATTGAGTGCACTATAAATAGTAGATTCAGGAACGCCACAAGCCTTTGCGATTTCGGCATAAGAATAACCGCTTCGCAGCATTGCACTTGCTTTGGACATCTTTGCAGAAGTCATAACAGTTGCATTCTTTGGCATTGCACGCTTCACAATTTCATCAGAATCAGACGAATTAAGGAATTTCGTCAGCATGTTGTCTGAAATTGCACCAGCTTGAACAGCTTCCCATTCCTTATCCGTGAAGGTGACCTTGGATCTGCGTCCGCTTGCACCAACTGAATCACGAGCACGCTGCATTTCGACAGAAGAGATTTTCTTAATCTCTTTTTTATCTTCTGTAATGTTGGGGTTCAAACCTTGCTCTTGAATCTTTGCCTTAATATTAGCATTAGCAATTAGCATCGCCTTGCGTTCTTTGGGTTTATTGGCGATCATATTTGCATACTTAGCTTTCAGCGAAGCTACTTCAGGGGCATACTTTTTAGCAGCTTCAGCACTGTATTCGAGTCCTTTCATATTAACAGCTTCTTTTCGAGCTTGAGCGGCCATGGCCTTCAGCTTATTAGAGAAGTCCGCATATAGGTTCTCTTGAACAGTGCCAGAAGACAGAGTTCGAGCATCTTTCGTTTCGGAAATCAGGCTGACAGTATCCTCCGCTAGACGCTTCTTGCCGCTTTTGGGGTCAGTGAATGTCCGTCCGCTCTCCTTGTAAATATACTCACCGGTCTCCTTGTCTATGCGGACACTGCCACGACGCTCCGGCACTCGTACTGTCTGCTTACGCCGGGACAGCAGCGTGGATGCACCACCATACTTAGTGTTTCCTTCTTCGTCAACACGAATCTGCCACTTCTGCTTCAGCTCGGGGATGCCATTTTCGCGCTCAGAACGCTTATAGTCCAGCTTATGCTTTTCTGCATCGATAACGACCATAGAGTGCTTAACCGCACGTGCAAGCTCGTCCTCATCGGCACCTCGCAATGTCATATCAGTGATGAGGTTGGAGATCACGCCCATTTCGCGCTGCTTCTCCTCTTTCTTCATCAGCCTGACATTGTTCGGATTGCCTTCAGGAACTGCATAAGAGGTCTTGGGATCGAATCCTTCCAGTGCTTTCAATGCACGGGTGGACTTGATGTTGACCTTGTCGGTAACAGGGATTACCATGACCGTGTCGCCATCGAAGTCAGCGCCCGAAAGCCGTTCCGCAACCTTTGCATTGATGCCGATAGCATCCTGAATTGCACCGAGATTCCGTTTGCCGCTGACATTCTTGTTGTTGACAGTCACGATGGGAATCTCAAAGGTACCTGCATGAGGGTAACGGATCAGTGCAAGCCTGGTGCCATTCTCATAGGTGGGGCAATAAGCCTCTGTCTCCTTGATCTTATTGATCGGCAGTATAACCTTTGTGGACTGGCCCGGGAAAGCAGATGCCTTCAGGGTCATGGATGTTCCTTCAACCGTATCAGCAAAATCGTTGAGCAGCTTCTTTTTGACCGTAGGATTATCGTACCGCATGATTTCATCATATTGGGCTTTGTAATCCGCGACGGTAAGGTTGAGCTGGTTCTCGATCAGCTTCTTGGGCTGCTTGGAAAGGAACTGAGAAGAGACGTTCCGGGACATCGTATCCCAGTCGCCCTCCTCCTTCAGCTTGTTGATCGGCGAGAGGTACTCTTTGCCATCTTCGCCAATGTACATGCTCTGGCCGTTGGCCTTGATGGCTGCGCCAAACGGGTTGTCAGGATCTGCTTTTGCTTCCTTGAGGACCTTCATCTTGGGTGTACCAGAAGGCTTATTGGTGTTGAACCTAACATCCACACCATCCGGCAGATCATCCGAATATACTGCCATGCCCTTCAGATAATGGTCACCGTCAACAAGGATGCGAACCTGTGCATAATGGCTCTTGCCGAGATCAAGGTCGGGCACACCACGGCGAATCTCTATAACACCGTCTTTGTCCAGACCGCCTTCATCGCCATAATGAATTGCAACTCGACTGGAATCCAGACTAGAGGGGCGCTGAAGCTTCGTGAAGGTCTCGCCACCATCATCAGAGTGGTAATCGCCTAGAGAATCGATCTGATCCTGATGCTGATAAGCATATTTCTGATCAAATTCAGGCTTCGCAAGAACTGTAATGTTCGTTTGCTGGCGAGGATTGGTAGGCTGCTTGATGCCCACACCGTAGCGCTTATAGCCATATTCGGCCTCTAACTTGTATGCGGCCTCATCCAACTCCGTTTGAGTTATTCCTAAAACAGAATTTGCTCCTTCAGAAATGTCAATTATACCTTTTTTATCGACTTCAGCCTTCAATGTATTTGCGATATTTACAGCACGTTGTTCTTTTTTACTAATGTTGCCATTATATTTAGAGCGAACACTAGATTCGCTCATCCCTAGTTTATCACCAATTTCTTTCCATCCAAGACCATCTTCTTTTAGAGCACGAATCTTGTCGTACTCCAATGCTTGGCGTTCATGTGTAGCCGTCCGCTGAGCTACTCTAAACTCTGTAAGCCCCATTTTATATTCATCGGGAAGAGAATTATTGATAGTTTCCAGAATATCTTTTTCAGAGAGGCCTTTCTTTTTTAATTCTTTCACCCGGGACAAAAAATCACCAGAATGCTGATACGGATTATCACCAGAGCCCCAGGGATAACGCCCGGAATGGCGTTTCGTACCGTAATGCTCCAGAATATTACTTTCAGAGGTAATGCCAAAATAAGAACGAAGGTCTTTTTCAATCGGGTTCATGCTGCCACTCCTAACAAAATATCAGTGATAATCGGATCAAACTCTTTGATTTTAGCAATGATCGGATTGATTTCATCTTCAGTAGGATTCTCGATCCAGATTTCATCGTTCTGGTAGATACGGGTTTCTATCCGAATATCTTTCGGGTCGTATCCGTACTCCAGACAGAAAAGAGCGGCATAAATATAGAGCTGCTCCATGTGTGCAGGAACAGCTCCAGTTTTGAGATCGTGAATGCGAAGGAAACCGTCGTTGAATGTAATTGCATCTGCGGTTCCGAAGCAGTTGTCGCTATAATAGAGGACTTGTTCAGTATCCATGCGGAAGCCAATGGCATCATTCACATAGGTATTTAATGTCTTTTTGCTCTTTGGCAACTTTTGCTTAAGAGCAATGCACTCAGCTGCAAACGCGTGCAGGCGGGTTCCTCGTTCTTTCGCCTGATAATTAAGAACGGCATTGGTCAGCCTATCTGCATCATAGTTTAACCAATGATAGTTACTTGCTCCGAGGAGGGCATGTTTCCCCGTGAGCCTCGAATGATCTCGCCAGTTCATTAAGAACTTCCTCCTTGTTTTCAGGATAGATAAAGGAAGCAAAACTCATCTCGTCCATTTGCCGAACATAATAGTCCTGATTTGGACGATGAGATGCAGTCGCTGACTTCTTGCCTTCCAGTGCGCCCCAGGTTTTACCATAAAGAACTAAGAGATCGGGAATACCCTGAATCTCCGTAGGATCTAAATGGACAACCTTACAGCCTGGAAAGCGTTCTTTCAGTTCCTTTACCAATCCTGTCTTGAATTTATTTTCGAGCATGATACAACCTCCAAAAATAAGAGGAATAGCACGTCTTGAGACACATTCTATTCCTCCCATAAAAGGGGATGTTTTTCTCGCGTGAGTTTTTAGGAAATAATGTGAATTTTTAGGAATTTTTGAGAAAACAGAGCAAAAGAAAAAGCCCCTGCGTTTTTCGCGCAAGGGCTTTTAAAAATTTACAACTTATCCACTTTTTCAAGCTGTCGATAAGCTTGCATAATGTGCTGTATTGTCTCGTTTGAAATTCCGCTCCAAGTCATAGCCTGATTCATCAATTGCAATGTGTTCTTGCGCCCACTAGATTTACCGCGCGCATATTCCATATTGCCCATTGTAGTCATTACAACCTGAAGTGTTCTTTCTTCCATTTCAATTTTTCTCATGGTGCAATCTCCTTTGTTGAATTAGTGGAATTTCTTCCATAATAGAGATTGCTTTTTTTCGCGTCATTAAAGATGCTTATAGATTTCGTACAATTCTTCTGGTCCACAGCACATCTGAAGTGCTTCATATTTTCTTTCGCCATAGTCATCTTGTATCGTTCCATCATCGCAGTCGTAATTATAATCATCTGGACCAAAGGAACGGTAAAGCTCATCATACGAATACTCTGCTCCGCATTTTGAGCAACGCCAATGCTCTCGTCCATTTTTGCCAAGTATTCGTCCACATTCGCACACGGGTCTTTTTATATGAAGTTCTACATATTTATTTGCGTAACAAGATATATGCCGACCTTTACGATCTTCAGTCCACCATTCTTCAAAACCATACTCATTAACGAAATCCATATTTTACACCTCATAACCGTCAGCGATAATGCAACCATACGCTGCATCTTTATCATACACTATCCGACGAGATTTTACAAGGCAAAAATCTATGGCCCTCGCGGCCAAATCGAGCTAAAAACTCGCTGTGGCCAAAAGCCCATTTTTTATCTCCTATTACTATATATAAATTTTCAATTTTTTAAGTAACTTAAAGAAAAAAGTGGGTTTTTGGCCAAATGGCATATTTTTAACGTATTTACGTTAGTTTTTGTGGCCATTTTTGTAAAAATTTTTGGCCACAAAGTGGGTTTTTGGCCACGAAATTCACACTTTTCGACATTTCTCTCGAGAAATTCACAAAAATTACGAAAAATAAAATGGGCAGAACCGGGCATCATTTGTCAACTATTTTCAAAAATAAAAAGGCCGTGAAATTTTGTCATAGCCCAAAAATTTTTCCTACCACCAAAAATATAACCGGAATTGCAACCATCAGACCAATATAAACCGGCATCATCTTACGATTTTTCTCAGCTTCTTCTCGCTCTTGTTCCTGTTTCTTTTCGTGAAGTTCCATACCTTTCATGGCAATATCCTTGAAGGCATCAACTCTCCGAACTTTCGCCTCGTCTACAATTCGATGAGTTTCCTGATAATCGTCCAATCGAACCTTCGTCCCGCAGAATTCGCAGAACATGAAGTCTCGATTGCCATCTTTTACCGTCAAATCTGCACCGCAGCTAGGGCATTTTACCGTCCGTGCCATAAAAGCACCTCCTATTCATAGTATAAGTATATCATCCGTTCCGCCCATAGTCAAGTAAATCAGGGTGGCAGCACCCAAATAACATTTTTATCCAGCTTCATGCCTTAATCCTCAATCTCAAACATCACATTTTCCGGCGAGATAATCGTATCATACTTCTCGCCCTTAAACCGAAACCTTACAAACTGGTTCGACAGCCCACTAATTTTCTCAACAGGCCCAGATTCTGCTGCATAAGTAGCCACAATCTTCGCTCGTACCCTCCCCTGTTTAGCCAGTTCATTAAATTCACCCGCAGTCATTAGTCACATTCACCTCGAATCTCATTCCAAACTTTCATCATCTCTCCTGCAAGCTCATAAATCATCCTGCGAACAGCTTCACCATCCTGCATCAGAGCGTAAAGTCCGCCGAAGTAATCCGTCAGGTTGATACGTTCGATGGCATATGAATCAGGGCTGAACCGAATAACATGGCTGATAATGCCTTCAGGAAAATTCTCAGTCAACACCCAAAATTTATAAACCTCAGTGCTAGGAGCAGGTTTCGCAAATCCAAGAGCATTCCCGGCATAATTTTCTTCAATGCGCCATCCAAGCTTTTCAGCTGCTTCGATATATCGTTTATCGATGATCACTATTTAAGCACCTCCCCGCCGCATACAAGAATTTCTTCAGCGACAGCACCTTAATATCGTACGTACTCTTCAGATTCTCCAGCTCAACATTAACCCCACCAGAGCGATATTCCGCCATATCCAACGCATACCGCATCCGGCGATCCGCAACACCAGGGCTGCAATTGAACTTATCTGCCAGTGATGCCTCGATATCCCTCATGGACATAAATCGGTGCGAGTTCAAGTCATCGACGACCATCTCCACAGCCTCTCCCATCAGCTCCCCACCAAAGGTCAGCATGGGAACCTTCAACTTAGCGAGAAAATCATACGTTCTTTGCTGCATTCTCGTTCACCATGCTTTCTTTATCGATTTTTACAAATGCAAGAGCTACTTTCAGGAGGAGAAGCTGAATTTCTTCCATACTTTTAACTGTCTCGGCAAGCTCTTTGATTGAGCATGGGCCATCGATTTCAACCGAGGCATAGGCACTCGGATCAAATGTCTCTGCAAAGTTGATTAGGTTCTCTACAAAATTCTCATCATTGAAATTTGCAGAGAATGTTCCACCTATTGGGTTATAGCACAGTTTATACCCGGTTTCGGTCGTGTATAAATGAAAGCCAAACTGTTGTAGCGCGTCAATATATTTCTTATCAATTCCTTTCATGCTTACTTCACCATGCTCCCCTTCCGTGTCTGGTCATCCGCAGGCCAGTACGTGTAAATATCATCGAACACCACTGGGATCTTCTTCTGGAGTTCCATCAACAACGGGCACATGAGCTCTCTCATCTGAGGATGGGCCGCCACAGGAGTACGCAGTTTGAAGATGTTGCGCCACTCACGGTAGTTGGCAGTCACCACGATCTCGGTCTTCAGGCACAACGGCAGCACACAGCGAGCCTGTTCGGGACGCATACCGTTAGCGATAAGTGCCCTATAACCTTCTTCGGCCTCGTCGCAAGCCCGATACCACGCATTATTGATTTGATAGTCTGTTTCGAGCTTTTTTAATTCTTCCGTCGAAGAAGCTGCTTTGACTGCATTTTCCTTAGGCTCGTCAGGAATATAATACGGCCGAATAAAGCTCAGTTCTCCGCCAAACTTCTCCTTCGAGTAGTTGCAGTACCGAGTGCTCTCCTGCGCAAAGCTCGCAATACGGTGCCGTATCAGTTCATTGGCCACGCCACGGTCACAGATAAACAGCACGGACAGCTGCGAATGCTCCAGCATAGCCTCATGCCCCTGCTTCACCAGAAAGCCCACCAGTTTCTTTGCCGACTCACCATCCGGCGTGATCTTGTCCTCGCTCTTGTAGCAGACCCGGGCCACCCGCTCGATCTGCTGGAGCTCCTTAATGCCTCCCTCAGAAATATCAGTGAGGATTTCGTACTTAGGTTCAACGATTTTCATATGTTAGCAATCCTTTCTCTTTCGGGATCTCGCAAAATAGAATCCCAGTCTTTAATAAGCTGCTTCAGATCTGAATCATCAATTACACCCTGCATGTTGTGCTCATTATATGTCATTAAGACTGCACCTGTTTTAGCTGGACCGAGTCCACAATTAGAACAGGAAATCTCATATTGGAGTTTCATAGTCGTACCGCAGGTCATCGCGCCTGTATTTTTCAAATATGCTTTACAATAGCACATAGGGCAACATCTCATAAAAGATCCTCCTGTATCAATCTGCAAGTCCAGTCCCCACAGATATCACCCGAAGCATGTTTCTTTGCAAACGCCATGCCCTTCTTGATGGCCTCCTGCTTGTCGGTCGCCCTGACTACAAAGGCCTGATGCCCGCCACCATTGTCCGTGCACTCAAACCAAAACGTGTGCATCTTCATATAAAATCCTCCAAAATCGAGTTAAGCAGAATCTCCAGCACCCGGTTTATGCCCGCCACCACTCGATATGGCCACGGTTCTTTCGGTTCCACCCGGGCAAGGGTATCAGACTTTCTCAGCGCACCATAAAGCCACCTGTCGAACTGCCCAAGTGAAATATCATTCTCCATGCACCATTCACGAGCATCTGCGTAGCTAATGTCACCATTCATGCAAAGCTTGACCGCATCACGCAATGTAGCGTTCGGCTTGATCAGGATATCTTTTTGAAGCTCGTAATCCTCAAAATACAAGTCCTCGCGTGACCCGTCGGCCCTGTGAATAACTTGCGCAAAGGCTTTGCCATCCGCATAAAGGGTCGCAACATCCTCATCAATGTTGATTCGAGGACAGTTGTACCTCCATATGGCCTCAACAACTTCTTCATAGTCAATCATATCGCACCTCACAACAGAATCCGGAACAAAATGAACCAGATCACCTTCAGCGTGAACACAATAATGATCAGCCATGCGCAAATAACCAGCGTCACCGCCAGAATATGACCCAGCATATGGCCGATTTTTTCCCAAGTATTATTAGTCACCGATATCCACCCTTTCAAATCCTGTAAAAACACCGACACCAATATTTCCATTATCACAGATGTGAACAGCTTTGTGGTACATCAATTCTTTTGCTTTATTAAATGCTTCCTCTTCATTATGATAGCGATTACCCACTTCAAACTCTCGCTCACAGAAATTGCAGAAATATGTAGGACAGTAGAAAGTTGTCATACTGCACACCTCCTCGCGGCATCCAGACGGCTCTCCGCAGCGTTCAGCTCGAAGATAGCAGCCGTGATAAACTCCGGATCGCAGTTCTCAAAGTGGTTCCGGGCCACCTCAAGATCCCGCATGGCATCTTTCAGTGTGTTGACTGTCGAAACCATCGGCTCTGTCCAGAGTATCTTTTTGACGAAATCAACGATTTTGCGCAGCATTTCTACACCTCCACATCTTTGTGACCTGACGAGCCGTGAGCCAGCCCTCAACATCATCATGGCCAAGCAGCTGTGCGCCCATCACCTCGATAAGCCCCTGGTCAAAGCCATAGGAACCCAAACTCCAAATGCCATCCCAGATACGATTTCCAGCAGCATCATATGCAGTGATTTGCTCGCCACCATCCCAACGATGTCCATAAGTATGCGGAACCTTAGCATGCTTCAGCAGAATATCCAACTTCTGCATCTCGGTCATGTGATTCCAAACCCGGAGTTTCCAGGTTTTCTTAGACATGTTTCTCATTTCTGCATTTCCTTTCGTCAGCCTCCATGGTCTTTGCGATTTTATGCTGAATATAAAGCACACAGCCAGCCTGACTATCACACCCGAATGAAGCCAATAGTCCAGCAATAGCATTCAAAGAGTTCAAATCCTCTTCAGCAAATATCATTTGACTTTCACCTTAGCTTCCTTAAAGTTAATAGGCTTAACCGTACCCTCCCGCGCACACTCCGTCAGGCACTCATTGCAGGGCTCGTCCGTCTCCAGCACCTTGAAGCTCTTGCACTTCGGGCAGTAGGTCGCATAGTCCACTTCGCGCATCCAGTTATTCATCAGCGTTTACCTCCGTCGTATCTATGCATCGTGTACCCATTGCAAATCTTGCACTTAGCATAGCGGATGTTCGGATAGTACCTTGAATACCTTTCAGCTTCATTCCATTTATGAAGTGCGATTGTGCGTTTGCAAGCGCAGTCCATGCACACAATTTTTATTCGGTCACTCATCAGGTTTCACCTCCGAAATAAAAGTGTCCTCTCCGCAGCGAGGGCAACGTGCCAGAACCTCACCGTTATGGATTGTGTACTCCTTCATGCTGTTCCAATTGGATGTAGGAATCCCAAAATGAGCATTACAGCCACCGCATTTAACGGTAATGAGCTTTTCGTCAGGATTTGCATATCCGTCAAGGTCGCTGATATATCTGTGCACCTCACCTGTTTTACAAAATGGGCATCTCAAAAATTTCTTATAGACAGAAACTCCGTCTGCATTATATGACCATACCTCAGGAGCAATCGGATAGCGCTTCATGCAATTGGTGCACTCGACATATATCCAGGGACGTTTTTTCTCAGCCTTCTCCTGCTTAACGGAGAACCTATCATCCAACTCCGGATGGGTCATGCGCTGGTTAAGAGCCCACAGCAGATTCCAGCAGGCCGCGCGCAGGTGATCCTCATCGTCCATACCAACCATGTACTTTGCCAGATGCCGAGAAGCGCTGTCCAGCAGCGAATGCAGCGGAATACCCTTGTCTACGTTGTGCTCACCGTACTTCAAGGCACCTTCCTCACAGTGCTTACTGACCTCCATGATGCCATACCAAGGCAGAAGGTCCATCCGCCCCTTCCCTGCGTGCATATCACGCTTTGCACCAGTTTCAAATTCGGTGCGATCTCCAGAATCTTTAATCATCAACAAAACCTCCTGATTCTTCCTTGCATAACTTTATTGGGAATATCCAGCCACCGGATTTTACACTTGTCTTTGTAGTCAGGACGCAGCTTCTGTAGAATCATCTCCAATGGCTGCCCCTTGATTTCTTCAAACAAGTCCATAAAACAAGCCGTCACTTTCTCGCTGCATTCCGCAATCGCGTTTAAGACATCTGCAAGTTTCTCAGAGATCGTCGCAGCAAGCCTCAAAAAATCATAAATATCGCGCTTGGCACCGGTTTCAAACTCCGTGCGATCTCCAGAATCTCTAATCATTTGTTTTACCCTCCAATATTGGACTAATCATGTCTTGTGTTACAAATGAGAAATCGTCATCTTCTATTTCTAAATTCCACATGTTGATGATTAGAAGCAATGCCGCATCATCATCGAAAAGACGTGCAAGTTTATCTTCTCCCATTTTCTTGAGTCTGAAAGCAATTTGCTTGCTCTGCCTTGCGAAATGACATCTTGGATGGAAGAACTGTTCAGGACTTCTTATTGTTTGTCGAGCCTTTCTGCGGTTCACCGATCCTATGACCACATATTTAACCCTATCATCCAGCAAATATCCAAAGATTGTACCATCATGCCGAACCTCGATGTGATGCCAAATTGCAGACAATGGACTTTCAGGATTCGGAGTATACACTAATGTATCCTGCGTAACTCCCAACTTTTTCTTAAAGTGGTCACTTAAAAGAATCTTGTTAATCTTTTTCCGAGTCTTTTTCGATATGTTTCTCATCAGTGAACCTCCTCATTCTCCATAAAATTTCCTCTCGTTAAACGCTTTCTTCGAGTTCAGGGCTCTCGAAATTGCCAGATCAATACCACTCCTACTCTTCAGATGGTAGTAGTACAGATCCTTGTAAGGTGTATTCAGCCGGTCGATACGCCCCGAGGCCTGCTCCATGATCTTATAGGAGTAGTTCTGGCTGTAAAATATAATGGTGTCCGTCTTGATGCAGTTCCAGCCTTCAGCACCGGCATTGTACTGCACCAGATACACCCACCTGTCGCCTTCAGGAAGCGGCTGATGCTTGTGCCCGTTCCATTGTGCAACTTCGGTGTCCTTGCCATAGTCCAGACCCATCAGAATATCAAGCTCATAATCAAAATTATAGAAGATAATGACCCTAGGTCTGCCTTTACAAATATCCAGCACTTTTTCTTGTCGGCTTGCATCAGCGTTCACCAACTTCCGCAGCAGATAGCAGAACTCACTGGCGGTCTCGATTGGTTTGTTCTCCCAGAGGTTCCACCGGTTCTTGCAGATTGAAAGATACTTCACCTTGTCGTACTCCACGAAAATATTCTCATGGTGCGAGACCGTCGGCCGCTCGAAGTCCATGTCAACCAGAATCCGTTCCCGTAGCCGTACCAAGCGCTGGGTATTCAGATACCGGTCGATCTTCGGGTATTTCGTGCAGAATTGGCTGTATACCACATGCTGGTTGTTGAAGTCCGTTCTGTTTCGATAGAATCCATTGGCGATGAACACCGGGATATAATCCGTCCAGCAGTCCCCAGGGGTGGCGCTGAGCAGAATCCACTCGTTATTTTGCGTAATTTTGTAGAAAGATTTCACCCATGCGCCTTTTCCAACGACTCGCTGCTCGTCAAATATAAAGAACGCATTCTTTATACCAACGTACTTTCCGATATTATTCCAGGAATCCACCACGACCTTGTGCTCGTAAATATCATGCTCTGGATCTGTAGACATATAGAAATGGGCCAGTTCTTCGTCCCACTCTCCCGTATCCCGTTTCCGGGCAGTCGTGATGATGTAAAGATCCGGGGGCTCTGTCATACGAACATAATTCTCCGTGTTCACCTCCCCATCGTAAAGTTTGTAATAGAACGCCAAACTCGTTCTTGATTTTCCGCTTCCTACGCCTCCGCATAAGATGCAGCCGATTTTCATACGGTTGATCGCATCCAATTGATAGTCGTAGAGCGTTACACCTGCCATCAGGTCGCTCACCTCATTTCCAACGTCACATAAATGGCACTTTTATTGCAGTGATTCTCGTAGGCCAGAAGCGAGATCGTCGCCTCTTCCTCATCTTCGCCCTCCCCTCTGACGGTATAAGCAAAGAGCTCTTTCCGGTGCTTTCTGAACACCTTCCAGAGCTCTTTTTTCTTAGTAAAGTCCATGCTTTTTGCAGTAGGACGCATATTGCAAACCCTCCTTGTCTGCTTCACGCATGATTTCTGACAGTGTGAGCTTTTTAGGCTTTTCTTCCGTCGTTGACATGTTACGCGGTACGGTGTCTCGACATTTATCGCAGTATAATCTTTTTGACGGAACCTGGTACATCATACCGCCGCATTTTTTGCAAGCCTTATCTACTCTGCGAAGTCCGCCCATAAATATCACACCTCCTCAGAACGACAGAAGTCCGTGTAATAAACCAGGTCGTAATCCAGCGGATGGTTGTTCCAGTCGTAGTTCTGCTCGTAATCAGCAATCTCATCACGCTTGTCGAGTTCGCGGCAAATATCATCGTTGTGCTCATAGAACCATTCCAGCGGAAGGTCGAACTTGTCGCACAGTTCCGGAATATCAAAGGCCCAGCAGCCGTAGTTGGTGTTCTGTGTACCCTCCGAAACCATGTAATCGACGATCTCTTTTACTTTTTCTCTGCTCATAATCCTTACTCCTTCTGTTGTTCAAATATCAGGCTCTCTGGCCCGGTTATGAGTCATACGGGAATCGAACCCACCGTAAAGCCCATGCTAATGACTCAAATAAAAGAGCCCAAGATTTCTCCAGGGCTCTCATGTGCTTATTCTTCAGGTGTACAATAATCAACGTC